GTTGTGGTGTTGTAACAGTATCACCACCAAACATAGAGTATTCTGTCTGTGGTGTTGTACTTGTTGAAACCCCACCGGGAAGTTCTTGTGGAATAGCAGAAGAACCTGCAATATCAGTCATTGTATTTGTAGGTGCAGCAGCATATTGAGTATTAGCTGCAGTTGTAACAGTGTCTGATAATGTTGGTGTAGTAGTACTTGTGTCAATTAGCGGTGTTGTTGTTGGTTGTGGTACCGAGGAAATTGTAGGGTCAATTGCTGCCGTACCACCAGCAGTACCCACATCAGCTACACCAGAGGCACTTGTTCCATAATCAACACCGGGCCACATATTATCACCACCAGATGCATATGCTTCTTGTGGCGTTCCTTGTGCAATTGTATCTGCCATTTCTCCATTAGATGGTCCACCACTTAGACCACCCATTAAACCACCCATAGCAGCACCAGACAAGCCACCAAACAAACCACTTTTTAGATAATCTGTTCTATTGCCACCGTTTAGTGCAGTGCCTAGAACACCAGCAGTTACACCACCAGCACCACCTGCTAATGCACCAGCTGCAGCTCCTGCCCAACCACCTGCACCAGCACCTGCCCATGAACCCACACCACCAGTGACTGCTCCAGAAACAGCACCAGTTAAGGCACCTTTCCAAAGAGCATCACCACGACCACCTAAAGCATATGTTGCTACAGCACCAACACCCGCACCAATAGCAGCGCCAATGGCAATTGTCGATAAAGTTACAGCAGCCATAATTTATCCTCGTTTAATATGTCCCCGTTCAACAACGGAGAATCCTAATTTCTTAAATAGCTTTTCTGCGGGAGCGTTATCATCAATAATAAGATCTGACATGATAACTGTATAAACACCACGTTCATATGCCCACTTTTCAAAAGCTTTGTATAGTCGAATTCCAACAGGACTTTTACGATGCTTTTCTTCTACCCACCAAGCTAATTCAGAAGCCACTGGAAGATTGGCATTAAACCATAAGGTTGTCATAGTGCCAGCTAATCCAGCAACAATACCATCTTCATCGTGTTCCGCTACATACAAAAAACCAGTTAAAATTAGTTGTGCTAATTTACTTGCAGCTGATTCTGGGTCGTATGGAACAAACTTATGAAACTCTGAATACTGGTAAAACTTCTCACCCATTAATGCAAGTACTGGTACATCATTAATATGGGCTTGTCGAATAGTATACATAAAAGTCCTTTCTATTGGAATATCTTTTTAATTACTCATTAACTTGTGCAACACTTAGTCGAATAGATGAAGCCGCTGGAGCAAATGCTGTAGCAGCTGCGGGTAATAAACTGACGTTTGTTGAGTCAGCAGCCCACATAATTTGTACATATTCAGAAGAGCCTAATGAAACTCCATATGTAAATGTGGGAGCAACTACTGCAGTATTACCAGAAATAGTAATTTTCTGTGTTGTATTTGCTACATCTGTACCATTTTTTCTAATCCAGAAATAAACTGTTTTAGTTGAACCGGTACTTGTATCTAACTGTGCTGTAAAAGTAAACTCATATCTACCAGCTAAAGTAGCAACTACTCTTGACGTAGGACTGCCAATAGAAACACCAGAAGAAATATCTGTAGAGTTAAATGTAATTGCTTGTGCAGTATTGATAGTACTAATAGTCTGTGTAGAAGTATCTCTAAACGTACCATAAGCAAGTCTAGGTTGTGGTAATACACGAACTAACAATCTACCTGTAGTAGAACTATTGTTCATTACAGCGGCTACAGAAATAACTAAGTTTGGTGCAACTGGTCTAACTTTAGTTAAACCACCTGCAGTAGTTGGAGATGCATATAAAATATCACCAACAGACCATGACTCACCTACAGTAGAACCAGATGCATTTGTATTATTAATGTATCCAAACCAAGTAGCAAAGCCTTTATCATTGTTAGAAATATTACTGGTAAGAATACCCATAATAGTTTCTACACCCATACTACCATCAGCAATAAACTTTTGAATAACTGGGGTACCACTAGAAACACCAGCAAAACCTACAAGAGTACCATCATTTAATGTAGATCCTGTAGTGTTTAGAACAGGTGGATAATAGTTTTCTTGGAACAACTGTCCAGTAGCATTGCTATATCCCATTGTAAGGTTAGCAGTACCCATCTCAGTATTCCAAGACATTCTAGAACATGGGTCATATGAAGCAGCAGTTAGGTGGTACTTCTCAGAAGCACCTCCACCCTGCACATTCTGTAGATCATTGTGCTTTCTAGTCTCAATATCAGTAATATTAGAGCCAGAAAAGTTTAGTGCAGACCAAGCACCAACACCAGTATTTACTAACTGATCCCGCAAAATGCGGAACCAGTCTTTCCAAGTGAAGTCGTTAAAGTCACTATTAGGACTTGGGGGAGGTGGAATCTTTAAAGTCATTTAAGCTTTCCAAAGTCTTAAGTCCAACTCAAGCGATTCAAATCTTGCAGGTAAACCACCTGAGTATTGAAGATTGAATGCCCTGCGTCTAAAAGAACCCAGACTAGTTGTAAATGCACGTGGATTAAAGTTAAGTACTCGCCAATTTGACCATGTACGGTAGTCATCATCACTCCATCTAATCTGCATTGTTGTGCTAGTACCTACCTGATCTGATACAACATTAAGCGATTGCATTGCCTTTATATTCATTGTATCAAAATCTAGCTTACTTGTAAAGACTTCCATAGAAATATTTACACCATCGTCTGTACCTAGTGTAGGATCCATAAAGTATAGTTTACCGTTAGACGCATCCTGCACAACAGCTTTACCTGTATTTGCATCAGTAGAATTTACAAGAGCAATACCAGACCATTCATGCCACATACGTTCTTCTAGATCATATACTAATGTCTTGCTTGTTAGATTAATAACAAAGAAGAAATGTCCATTTGTACGTAGACCAAAACCAGTGGCACCTACAAGAGCATCTCCCTCTGCATCTAGAATACGTTCAATGTATTCATCAGAGATTTTCTTAGGTACGAAACCATCTAGCATCCAAGCAGCACGACCACCACTTCTAGACTGTGCTACAAACAAACAAAACTTTTCATTCTGTAGAATAGCATTAGGTGCAGCAATACCAATTTGTAAAGTATATGATGTGTTACGTGCTAATGGTGTACCTGCAGTATTACCAGCATCATAAAAGAACTCTGTGGATTCTGTACCAAATGCAACTAACATATTATTCTGACGTGCTAGTGCAGATAGATTATCTGGAAACTGTTCAGCTACAATAAAGTTAATTGGGTTCCAAGAATATGGATTGTCTGAATCAGAGTTATATATATCTGCTGAATTAGAACCATCAGTTTTCTTTAGAATTAAATACAGAGAACCATCTAGGAATGCAAGACTAGGTTCATGGTATTTAGGTGGAGCATCATCACGAAACTCACCTAAGTTAGTCCATGTTACTGTGTTATCTACAGTACTTTGTCCAAGAGTAATTGACCAGCTAGGAGCACTACTGCCAGATGTACCTGCAACAGAAACACCAAACAAATAAGCAATACCACCAACTGTTACTGAAACTTGTTGTCCAATAGAGTAGTCGTAACTTGCTTGCCATGCACTAGCATTGTTAGTGTAGCCTTTGGCTTCCCAAGAGATACCATTATCGTCTACAGTTTCACCTAGATAGATAGGCCATGTAGGTTCTGTGCCACCACTTGTGCCACCGTTAATTGCTTCGTAATAGAAACCATTACCAGTAGTAGGTGTAATACGATCACCAGCAACATACGTAGTACCAGTTGCCCAATTACTTAATGTAAGAGGAACAGATGTTACAGTATCGTCAGGTTCAATAACATAAACCAATTCACCATCAGCAATCACAAGAACATTACCTTCGGGCACTGTACCAACTTCAATAGCACACTGTCCTGTTGTTGTTGTAATAGTAGCTAGTTCTGTTGTTACACCTGCTGTAGTTGTTTTATAAATCTTATCTGCAAATACAGAGTAATATGCATCATTCCAATAATGGAGAGCACGTCCTTCTGCATCTTCTGCTACAGTAGCAATTGGATCTAAACCGGGACGTTGAATAAGATAGATTTTTTTCTGGTCGTTAATTGGTGCTTTTACAGATTCTGGATAACAGTTAATAAAACGTTGGTCAGTGTCTGCAATACCATTACGATTTAAGAATGTACCTACTAATGGCACACGTTGTGTCTTTAATGCATTTACATCAGCCTTAGCCATTAGAGTTCCTTATCACCAGCTGCGCCAGTCTCTTTGAAAGTATAGCGAATTTTCTTCCGTACCAAATGACAATGCCTCTTGCTTAAATGTACCAGCTTCAGCAGCAATCATCTTACGAGTTTCAACATCAATATTATACAGACCAGCCAGACGTTGTGCTAGACCATACATAACAGCCTGATACCATTCTTGTGGAAAGTCAGGTGTATCTGTACTAGAATCAAAATCTTGGAATGGGCGTTGTGCAACAAAGTAAATTACTTGTTGTCCTGCTGATGTTGAATCAGGTGTTGGAAATAAAAATACAGTTGAATCATCACGATTAGGTTGGAAGTACAACTGAATAGGATTACCAGTTGTAGACTTGTTGCCCAGAATGTTATATTCTTGACGTGAAATTAAACGCATTGGAATATCTACAAGACTTGATGTATTGCGATTCCATGCTTGAATTGGTTTTAGTGGTTTAGGACTATTTAGAGTATAACTAGTCTGACCAGCCACTAAAGGAATAGTATATGTGGTGAGTGCCCATAGCGGCATCCCATCCGCTTCCCAAGCTTTTACCATTAGATTCAACATACGTGAACCTTCTGTGATTTGAGTAGCAGATGGGGTTTCGCCTTGTGCAATCACACCGCATAGTCGTAGTGCTCCTTCAATAATCTGATCACGATTAATTGAGAAGTCATAACTATTTGATGTGGTCATAGTATTTCCTTATTTATGCCAGCCGTGTTCCCACAACCATGCGTATGATACAGCAACAAAGAGTAATGAAAGAAGACCCATGAATGTCCACTTACCAAACGCAGCAAATTGTGCATCTAGCCATTCTTTAAGTGCTTCTTTAATAATCTTCTTTTGCTCTTCGTCTGAGATTCCTTCGGGCATCATGCTACAACCTCAGTAGGTACTTCTTCTACCACAGGTTCTTTGTAGTTTGGATCGTGCGGCCAGTCAATTACTAAAGTAGCAATTTCGTCTACATTAGTAGCTACTGATACCTTCCCCTTACCTACGTTAGCTGTGTCGCGTACAGACGCACGGAAGGTGCTCCATGAGGCATC